GGTGCTGGTGCGGCGCGATCGAAGGCTAGTCACAGACTTTTCGTAAACTAATTTGCTACCATCATTAGTGTTTAGCACTCACAATGGTTAATATGACGGTTAATATGATGATTAGTGTACGGAAAACCGTACTACTGATCGTACGGAAAACCGAACTACTGATAGTACGGAAAACCGAACTACTGACAGAAATTCAAACGGAGTGAGGACGATGAAGTTAAATTTCTACAAGTATGTGTTTTGCGCTTATTGTCCCGACAATAACTTGCTAATTGACTACCAGCTAACAATCGAATCGAAGCAAATGATAAATGTCTTTGATATACAAAAATTCACTAGCGGATTTGAGCGTGGTTATCATGAAGATTTTGCCGATATGCTATTTGATAAGTTCCGAGGCAAGCAGGTAATTGAGGCGCATCATCATGGGTTCTTCATTAGAACTGTTAGAAGTGAAGAGGGCGCTACAAACTCATGATTCATTACCACGGTGGGCCGATAACACCAGACACTTGTGCGATGAAGGCTTGGAAAAGTAGACACGCATTCATCAGTTTTGCATATCCTAGTCAATTAGGTTTAGCGACAGAAATTTGTCAATCATTTGGATTAGATAACGGGGCGTTCACATTCTGGAAAACGGGAGAGTCGATTGATTGGTCTGCATATTATGAGTTTGTAGATCGCTGGAAAAATCATCCTCGTTTTGACTTCGCGATAATACCTGATGTCATAGATGGTGGTACGCAAGCGAATGACGAACTGTTAGCCGCATGGCCTCATGGTAATCACATGGGCGTACCCGTTTGGCACATGAACGAGCCAGAAGACAGATTCATTAGGTTGTGTAATACATATCCAAGGGTTGCTGTTGGATCTTGCGGCGAATATGACGTTCGAAACTCCAGCAGATGTGTCGCTAGAATGAAAGATGTCATACGTCATGTAGTTGATCGAAAAGGCTATCCGATCACTAAATTGCATGGTTTGCGGATGTTAAATAAATCTGTTTTTAGATATTTGCCGTTGTCTAGTGCTGACTCTACTAATGTGGCAAGAAACATTGGACTGGATAGCAAGTGGTCTGGCTCTTACAGTCCACAATCTAAGGAGACGAGAGCAAGTGTCCTAGCGGAAAGAATAGAATCAATCAATTCAGCTAGTGCGTTACATTGGAATGAAAAGACAGACAAAGTAGATGTGCAGTTGTCATTCGAAATTTAAGGCGGAGATAGTATGCCAAGCACAGGTGGAGTGAAGATTGGGTCTTCATACGACGAGGCTAGAACAAGAAAAGTAAATGCTGAAGCGGAGATCGCAGAGTTAGAGCTGAAGAAGATACACGGCGAGCTTGTAATAGCTGATGATGTCGTCTCAGCATGGACAGATGTACTTGGTTCTGTTAAATCACGTTTGTTATCTATTCCGACAAAAGCTGCCCCAGTGGTAGCAGCGGAAAGTAACGCTGGGATTTGTCAGACCATCGTTGAAGATTTAATTACTGAAGCATTGGATGAGCTGTCTCGATATGACCCAACGATTAGCCCAACAGAAGCGACTGCTGGAGAAGCTGAAACCAGCGATGAGGGTGATGACGCCCCCGCCAAAACTAAGCGTAAGCGAATGGGCAGACCGCGAAAGGCGGCTGGACTCGCAAAGTAGTGCGGAGCCTGGCAGATGGTTTACGTCGCGTGCGGAATATCAACGCGGCATCATGGACGCTTGTTCGAATCCAGATATCCAAGAAGTTGTCGTTATGGCGGGAGCGCAGCTTGGTAAGACTGAAGCTCTTCTCAATATCATTGGATATCACATACATCAGAATCCGTGTCCTATTCTGGTGCTTCAGCCGACGTTGGAAATGGCTCAGGCGTTTTCAAAAGATCGGATTGCCTCGGGATTACTACGATCAACACCCGTACTCAAAGACAAGGTAAAAGATCCTCGTGCGCGTGACAGTGGGAACACAACTCTCCACAAAGTCTTCTCGGGCGGAGCGGTTACTATCGTGGGTGCTAATTCGCCTGCGGGTCTTGCGTCTCGACCCATCCGAGTCGTTCTATGTGACGAGGTGGACAGATATCCAACGTCAGCAGGAAGCGAGGGAGATCCAATCCAGCTTGCGCGGAAACGAAGCGCAACTTACTGGAACCGAAAGATCATCATGGTCTCTACTCCAACAAACAAAGGAGCATCCCGCATTGAGGATGCTTATGGGAAGTCTGACCAACGCCAATATCATGTGCCTTGCAAACATTGCCATACTCCTCAAGTGCTCAAGTGGGCCAATGTAAGATGGGAAGATGACCTGCCTGATACAGCAAAGTACATGTGCGAGCACTGCGGCACATTATGGAACGAGGCTGATCGCGTCTGGGCTATTCGCAACGGTGATTGGGTAGCGCAAAAGCCATTCGTTGGTATAGCGGGATTTGCAATTAATGGACTCTGTTCTCCGTGGACACCTCTAGCGGACGGTGTAAGGGACTTTTTGAGCGTTAAACGGAACCCAGAGCAGTTACGTGTGTGGACAAACACCTATCTCGGCGAGACATGGGAGGATGCTGGCGAGCAGATAGATGACTTTGAGCTAGCGGACAGAAGAGAAGAGATGTTGTCCGTTCCCGAGGAAGTCATGGTTCTGACCGCTGGTGTGGACGTACAGGACAATCGACTAGAGATGACAGTGCAAGGCTGGGGCAAAGATGATGAATCTTACGTCTTAGACCACATTACTTTGTACGGCGATCCGTCTACGCCGCACTTATGGAACGATTTAGACACTCAACTGAACCGTCAATACGAAACTGAGTCGGGTAGGACGCTCATGATACGTGCAGCGGCTGTCGATAGCGGTGGTCACTTCACTAACAGCGTTTATGCGTACTGCAAAAAGAATCAGGGGCGAAGAATATTCGCAATTAAGGGTGTTGGCGGTGATGGGAAGCCAATAGCGGGGCGTCCAAGCAAAAATAACACCGTAAAGTGCCCATTATTCCCAGTTGGCGTCGATACAGTGAAAGATTTGGTATTTGCTCGTCTGAGAATCAAAGAGGCTGGTTCTGGCTATGTTCACTTCAACGATATTCTGCAAGATGAGTATTTCCGTCAGCTCACAGCCGAAAAAGCAGTTACAAGGTTTCACAGGGGCTTCAAAAAGCGTGTTTTCGAAAAAGTAAGGCCAAGGAACGAGGCACTCGATTGCATGGTGTACTCAATCGCCGCCTATAGTATACTCGGGGTGAATGTGAATGCTCTGGCCGATAAGATTTCAGAGCAAGATCAACCGCAAAAACAGGAAAGTTCGCCCGAAAGGAAGAAAGAGGCATTTCTGCCTCAGTATCCGAGAAAGGGCAACTTCGCAAACTCTTGGCGATGATGGGCTATGGCAAACTTATTCGACGCTGCAAATGCTCCAGAAGGTGAACCTGAAGAGATAGTTGTAGGCGACTTTGTTCAATGGAAGCGCTCAGATCTTGTAGCTGATTATCCACCAGCGACACACTCAGCAGAGTACGTCGCCAGAATTACTGGCGGAGGTAGCTCTGAGCACAAAATTGCCGCTATTGAAGACCCAAACTACTATTTGTTCACTATTACGTCAGCAGTTAGCGATACATTTTTGCCTGGTAAATATCATTGGCAGCTTGAAATCACTCAAACCAGCTCAGGGAATAGAATTGCCATCGATATTGGGGATTTTGAGTTTATTCCTGACATGGACAACAACCAAGCTGATCCTCGTATACATGCAGAGATCATGGTTGCAAAGATTGAGTCACTTTTGCAAGGTAAAGCAGACTCTGACGTGTCATCATACTCAATTGCTGGTCGTTCTCTAACAAAAATGTCGTTTACTGAGCTTATTGAGGCTCGTGATTATTATCGCAAAGAGATCATTAAGCACGAAAATCATGCTTTGCTCAAAAGAAACAAGAAAAACGGCGCAACCATACAGGTAAGGTTCTGATATGGGTTTATTTGACAGGCTAACTGGTAAAAAAGCAGAAACGACTGATAAAACTAAGGTTTTTAAGCGTTCTTATCATGCTGCGAGCACTGGCCGTCTATTTGCCGACTATGTTGACTCCCAGCGGTCTCCAGATAGTGAATTACACCCCGTTATCACACGAATGCGGGCTAGATCGCGTGATTTAGCGCGAAATAATGAGTATGCACGTCGGTATTTCAACCTGTTAAAGACAAATGTCGTCGGTCAGCACGGTTTTAAGCTACAAGTTAAGGCGCTAGATCCTCGTGGGGCGCTTGACACAGATGGTAATACAGCTATCGAGACAGCGTTTAAGGCGTGGGGAAAACGTGGAAATTGCACTGCGGACGGCAAAATGTCGTGGGTAGATGTGCAAAAAATGGTGATGGAAGGCTTAGCTCGTGATGGCGAGGTGTTCATCATCAAGCACAGAGGCAATAGCTTCCATGATAGCTTCACTTTAGAGTTCATTGAGCCAGATCAGGTTGATGAAGAGAAGAATGAGCGCCTAGATGACGGTCGTGAGATCCGCATGGGTGTGGAGTTAGATAAGTTCCGCAGACCGATTGCATATCACTTATTGACGTCCCATCCAGGTGATTATGACTTTGCTAGTATGGTTAAGTCGCCTAAGCATAAGCGCGTACCTGCTGAAAAAGTCATTCATGTATTTCAGCCTTTACGTGCAGGGCAGACACGAGGTGAGCCTTGGATGTCTGCAGCTATGGCGAGCATTAAACAGCTCAACGGCTGGCGTGAAGCCTCTATTGTTGCTGCGCGTATGGGCGCGTCTAAGATGGGCTTTTTTACTTCACCTAGCGGTGATGGTTTCGTAGCAGACGACATGGATGGTCACGTACCCTTGATTGATGCTCAGCCAGGCACTTTCCATCAGCTTCCACAGGGTGTAGATCTGAAGACATTCGATGTTGGCTATCCCACGAGTGAGTTTGATAGCTTCCATAAGTCTGTGCTGAAGGGAGTAGCGTCTGGTCTTGGTATCTCTTATACGTCGCTAGCTAATGATTTAGAAGCGACTTCGTACAGTTCAATCCGTCAAGGTGCGTTAGAAGAGCGAGATTATTATCGTAACTGTCAGCAGGTAATGATTGATCACTTTATTCGTCCTGTCTACGAGGCATGGCTGTCTGCTGCGATGGAAGTTGAGTCAGTGTTTATGCCACTGTCTACGTTTGAGAAGTTTGCCCTTGCGTCAGAGTTCCGTGGTCGTGCTTGGAATTGGGTTGATCCCATGAAAGAGATGAATGCGGCCATTTTAGGCATGAAGAACGGTGTTCTTAGTCTGCAAGACGTAGCGGCTCAGTATGGTAAAGACACTGAAGAGTTATTAGCTGAAATCCAACGGGACAAGAACCTAATGGAGCAGTTTAGCATTAAGTATGCTCTTGAGCCGTTTGGCGCGGTGCAGGTAGGTATTGAGCCAGACGTGATGGGAGATTCCGATGGCGAAATATAAAGGTGAAGAAATTGATCTTAAACCAACTGAAGGAATGGTCGCAGAAGCTAAACGTGGCCTTGATTGGCGCAAAGAGCATGGTCGGGGTGGCACTGCGGTCGGTGTTGCTCGTGCTCGTGATATTGTTAATGGGCGGGAGCTTTCTGCTAGCACTGTTCGTCGGATGTATAGTTTCTTTAGCCGACATGAAGTGGATAAGCAAGGTAAAGGTTTTGACAAGGGTGAAGAAGGCTATCCAAGCGCGGGTCGGATCGCGTGGGCACTCTGGGGCGGAGACGCAGGATTCTCATTCAGCAAACGAGCAGTCAAACGACTCGACGCAATAGACGAGAGGAGCGACGAGATGGAACTTGAAACGAGAGCAGAAGCTGACGATTTAAAGGTCGGCGATATGGTGAGCTGGAACAGCTCGGGCGGTCGTGCGGAAGGCAAGATCAGTCGCATTGTGCGCGACGGTAGCATCGACGTTCCAGACTCTGATTTCACGATTGAAGGCACTGAGGATAACCCAGCGGCCTTGATCACATTATATAGAGACGGTGAGCCAACAGACCGTAAGGTCGGGCACCGTTTCTCGGCACTCACTAAGATCAGTGAGCGTCAGTACGATGAAGAAGAGCGTCATATCAAGAATGTTACTGAGACAGAAGACTCTTACATTATTGAGTATGGCAAGTCAGAAGAGCCAGAAATGGCTGTTGAAGAAGAGGAGGAGCGATCTATGGTAGACCCAGATTACTCCAAGCGTGCAATGGGCATGGATGCGTCACCCATTAACGCAGATGAGCGTCGTGTCTCTATGGCGCTAAGCTCAGAAGAGCCTGTAGAGCGTTCTTTTGGCACGGAAGTGCTAGAGCACTCAGAAGAGGCTATTGATCTTGAATTCGCCCGTAGCGGGCGTATGCCGTTGCTTATGGATCACGATCCAACCAAGCAAATCGGTGTAGTTGAATCTGTCGATCTCGACGGCTCGGCACGGCGTCTCCGTGCGACGGTGCGTTTTGGAAAGAACGGACTTGCCCGAGAAGCATTCGACGATGTTGTTGATGGCATTCGCGCAAACATATCCATTGGGTACGCTATCAACAAAATGGAGCGTCAAGGCACAGACAAATATGTCGCTAAGTCTTGGCGTGTCCTCGAAGCCAGTTTGGTATCAATTCCAGCGGATGTCTCCGTGGGGGTTGGGCGATCAAGCGATGCTTCATCCGAACCCGTAACTGTAACTGTTAAAGAGGAAACTCCCATGACAAATGAAGTAGACGTTGCGGCAATCGAGTTGGAAGCTCGTAAAGCCGCTCAAAAAGACGCAGCTCAGATCGTTGAGCTGGGCGCTCGTCACAATCAGTCAGAAATGGCAAAGCGTGCAATCGCTGAAGGTCGTTCTGTAGCTGAGTTCCGTGGCGAATTGTTGGATGTAATCGGTTCAGAGCGTGCTCTAGAATCGCAAGACATCGGCATGACCAAGAAGGAACTTAAGAAGTTCTCTCTGGTTCGCGCTATTCACGCACTAGCTAACCCAACTGACCGTCGCGCTCAGGAAGCTGCAGCATTCGAATTCGAGTGTTCAGAAGCTGCTTCTGCCGAGTTCGGTCGTGCCGCTCAAGGCATCATGCTACCAGCAGACGTTATGCGTACTTGGAAGCGTGATCTTAACTCAGCGGATGAAGCAGATTTGTTCGGCGAAGATTATCGCGGAGCAGACTTCATCGACGTACTGCGTAACGCTTCTAGCGTAATGCAGGCGGGTGCACGTACTTTGAACGGTCTGTCAGGTGACGTTCGTATCCCTAAGAAGACAGCTGCTGCAAACGCGGCATGGATTGCTTCTGAAGGTGGTGCGGCGAGTGAGTCAGAAATGACTGTTGGAAACATCGCGATGACACCTAAGACACTTGGTGCATTTACCGATGTAACTCGTCAGCTCATGATTCAGTCAAGCATGGATGTCGAAGCTCTGATCCGTGATGACCTTGCTACAGCTATCGCTCTTGCGATTGACTTGGCTGGTCTCGAAGGATCAGGTTCAAGCGGTCAGCCTACTGGTATCTTGAACACATCTGGCATCAACAGCGTTACTAACTTCGCTGCTGCAAACCCAACCTTCGCTGAAGTAGTTACTCTTGAGACTGCACTTGCAGAAGACAACGCATTGATGGGCAACCTTGCTTACATCTTGCCAGCGTCTATGTACGGTGCTCTGAAGACTACTGAGAAGGCAACTGGAACTGCACAGTTCGTAGTTGAGCCTGGCAATACAATCAATGGATACCGCTCCATCGTTTCTAACCAAGGAACTGCTGGGAACCTTTACTTCGGTAATTTCTCAGACCTACTCGTAGGCTTCTTCGGTGGACTCGATCTGGTTGTAGATCCATACACTGCGTCAACAACTGGTACTGTTCGTGTTGTTGCATTGCAGTCTATGGACGTTGCAGTACGACACGCTGTTAGCTTCGCAGTCGGTAACGACGGCTAAAGCATGATCCCGCCCTTCGGGGCGGGTTTTCTCTAAGGAGGATGTATGAAGTACGAAGTAATTAAAGGTTGTGTAATCGCTGGTAAGACATATCGCGCAGGCGAGACCGTAGATTTGGAAGGACGTTTGGCTGAGTCTCTTCTTGGTATCGGTCGCGTAACTCCTGCCGATGAGTCAAAGACTGAAAATCGAGCTGTTGGTGTTGAGGGTGCAGAAGAGAAGCCTAAGACACGAAAGCGCACTACAAAGGCTAAGCCAAAGGCTGAATAATGGCTGTTGAGACGCTGGATGATCGTAAGCTGATGCTTGCCGACTTTGGTGTGTCATGTACTGGCACGACCTCGGGCAATGCGATAGTGACGTTCACTGCAATATATGACGCGCAGCACGCGCTTGAAGAAGCAGGTGGGTTTGTCGCCTTCTCTCTCGATCAGCCACGTCTCACTTGCGTTACTTCAGAGGTATCTACCTTGGCGGAGGGTGATACAGTTACAGTGCCTGTGAATTCAGTAAATACTGATTACACAATAAGGGTTGTCATGCCAGATGGTACGGGCATTACTGAGCTGGCGCTGGAGAAGCAATGAGTCATATCCGCACAAGAATTCGTCAGAACCTAGTTACTACGCTGACTGGCCTAGACAACACAGGTAGCAACTGTTTTGACACTCGCGTATTCCCTATGCACGCAAGCGTGTTGCCTGGAATATGTGTTTATACGGTGAATGAGACTACTCAATATCCGAGTATGCGGCCACCAAGAACTTTGCAGAAGAGATTATCTGCACGTATCGAAGTGTACGTTAAGATGACTTCGACTTATGATGAGATGGTAGATCAGATAAGCGCAGATATAGAGGAAGCGTTGTATACGGATCTAACAAGAGGTGGCTTGGCGATAGATACGCGGGTCATTTCATTTGACACTGACTTCTCGGCTGACGGCGATCAACCCGTCATGGTAGGTAGGCTCACTTGTGAGGTACATTATCTAGCGGTTGAGGGCAGCCCAGAAGGTTAGTAAAATCGGACATATTTATTTTTTCGTGAGGGCGTAAAAATGGCTACAAACATAGGTAAGGACGGGGCAGTTTACAGCGGTTCAAACGCTGTGGCTGAAATTAGAGACTGGTCACTTGAGACCACATCAGAAGTCGCAGATGACACTGTGATGGGTGATGCGTGGATGACTCACACTGCTACGCAGAAGTCATGGACTGCATCATTCACAGCGTTCTGGGATCCTACTGACACTACTGGTCAGCAGACTTTGACGGAAGGCGCTTCAATAACTCTGAAACTGTATCCCACGGGTAACAATTCAGGTGACTACGAGTGGTCAGGCACAGCGACTATCACTTCTGTGAGCAAGTCAGCATCATTTGACGGTTTTGTAGAGGCTAGCTTCTCTGCACAGGGTAGTGGAGCACTGACTGAAGGCACCGTCTAATGAGCAAGCTAATTGATACTGTAGTTCAGCACTTCAGTAATCTTGGCGTTAGGGAGATCGAAGTTCCCGAGTGGGAAGCGACTCTCTACGTCAAGAATCTGACTATTGAGGATAAGGCAAAGTTAAACGCCCGTTCTCAGGACGATATCCACGACTACATGGTGTATGCGATCATCTTTGGCGTAGTTGATAGCGAGGGCAACCCCGTATTCGACATTGGTGACAAGGTGAAGCTGCGTCGTCATGCGTCCTCAGCAGTCGTGGAGCGTGTTGCAAATGAAGTCTTAGCGTTCCAGACTCAGAGCGAGGAAGACCGCGAAAAAAACTAACGGACGACCAAGGGAACCCGACTGAGCTTTACAGGGTCTTCGAGCTAGCGGAACATCTTGGTCAGACAGTTAGCACGATTTTGGCAATGACGCCCACTGAGTTCCAACATTGGTGGACGTTCTTCAGTATAAGGGCGAAAAGGCAAGAGCGTGAGCACAACAGATCCAATCGTAATCCAAATCGAGGCCAAAGACGACGGCGTTAACGAGGTCTTCGATAGCACCAAGCGTGCAATAAAAAAGAATGAGCGAGCAGTTCAAGACACGATCAGGCGGATGGAGCAGTACCGCAAAGAGATTGGTATGTCTAAGAATCAGCTGCAGTTATATCGGGCAGCACAAGCAGGCGCTACTAAAGATCAAAAAATTGCAATCCGCAGGCTGCAACGCCAGATAGAAAAACAAGAGCAAATGGTTGCGTCTAATAAGCGCCTAAATGGTAGCTTGCGTATGATCCGTGGTGGTTTTGGTCAGGTCGGCCACCAACTTCAGGATATTACAATCCAAGCTCAGATGGGCACTGATGCGTTCATCATTTTGGGTCAGCAGGGTTCGCAGATAGCGTCACTGTTTGGCCCTGGTGGTGCAATGATTGGTGCAGTTCTTGCTGTTGGCGCAGCGTTTGTTACGTTCCTCAGAAATTCTAACGCGGCTTCAAGTAGCCTAGATAAGCTAAAAGAGTCTAGTGAAGAAGTCGCTGGGATAATGAATGGCAGCTTACTCACTAGCTTAAATGATGTCACCGATGAGTTAGTTGATCTTTCTAAAGCGTCTGAGCAGATGGCTTTGGGCAAATTAATCCTAGCTCAAATACAAGCCACGCAGAATTTAACTGACGCTCAGAGACTCTTTAACAAAGAGCTAGTTTTGACAGAGCAGATCACACAGGGCACCACTGTAAGTCTGCAAACAGTAGATAAAAGTTTAGAAAGTCTTAATCGGTCGTTTGGCCTTGGCATGGGCAACATCGGCGAGTTCCAGCGTTTAGCTAAGTTACTAAAGGTCGATTTAGACGCCAACAAAGACGCATTCTTAGCATTTGCATTGCCCCTAAGAGAGCAAGGTTTAGGAACGTCTCAATTCAATGATTTAGTTGATTCTGTTATCAGTTTTGGCGAGCAAGCAATGATTGCTAAGCGTCAAATTAGTGACTTGGCTGAAGCCAGAAGAAGACTGACTGAAGGGACTCTGGGGGATGATCCAGAGGAAGATAAGCGGAGTCGGCAGCAGCTACAGTCTATTATTGATCGTAACACGCTTAAAACATTGACTGGCGAAGAACAAATACGAGCAGCAATGACAAAGCGCATCGACGAAACACTCGATGCAATGCAAAAGCTCGGCAAGACTGAAGAAGAGCAGCAGCAAATGAGGCTTGCCCTTGAGGGTGAGTTGAGTCGTCAGATTGCTGATATGCAGAACAAGCGGTTGGCTGAATTTAATAAGCTAGATGATGCGCGTCAGAAAGAAATAGAGGCCACTGAAAAGAGGCGCACTCAGATTGCAGCAGTACATCAAGAAGAGCTGACAGGCATTGATGCGATTAACCAGAAGTACGATCTTAAGCTACAGAAAGTACAGAATTTAGCTAACGCAGAGCCTGCACTTATGGCAGCGGCTTCTGCTGAGATTATTCAGATTAACGCTGATCGAGCTGCTGCGCTTATACAGTTCCGTGAAGATGAGTACATGGCAGGCGTTAAGGAGCTTGAGAAAGAGCGGCAAGCACACCAAGATCATAGAGACTCGATACAGAAGATGATGGATGATGGTAAAGATGCCTTTGTCCGCGACTTACAAGCTCGCGCTTATGCCCTTGAGGTGGCTCTAGCGGAAAGAGCTATTACTGAAAAAGAACATACCGAATATCGTAAGCAGTTACAGACTGAGTACGCTAATCATTTGTTAGACGAGAATCTTAAGATCGTCGGCGGTCTAAAGAATGTTGAAGATAGCTTTGTTAATGCTTCTCATGCGTTTATCACTGGCGCTCAAAATGGTACTGAGGCAATACAGCAGTTTGGCCGTGCAATTGTAGATGAGCTTATTAAGAGCCTTGTGCAGATGGGCGTTGAGCACGTCAAGCAAATGATTATCAAGAAGCAGATCGAGGCAAAAGGGTTGGCTGCATCAGTTACAGCGAATGCTGGCGCTATGAGTATCATCGCGGCTCAAGCAGCTCCTGCTGCCACTCTAGTCTCACTCGCTACGGCAGGTGGAAACTCAGTTCCTGCGGTTGCAGGTATGGGAACGGCATTCTCAGCAGCTCGTGCGATGTCGCTAGCGTCCTTCGACGGCGGTGGCTTTACTGGAATGGGTTCGCGTTCTGGTGGCATAGATGGTCGTGGCGGGTTCCCAGCTATCCTACACCCCAACGAAACAGTCATTGACCACACACGAGGCCAAGGGCAAGGTATTACCATCATTAACAACATTGACGCATCAGGTAATCAGGATGTTGACGAGAAGATCGCGATTGCTGTCACACAATCATCGCGACAGACGGTTGAACAGGTACATAACATGATGCGTAGAGGGCGCATGTAATGGCAACGTACAACTTTCCTAGCATCACGCCGACGTCTCAGACGTTCGAGCTGGTGACTAACTCTCGTCAGTTCCAGAGTCCGACTAGTGGAGCAGTACAGACGCTCTCACGCAAAGGCTCGTTCTGGAAGACGCGCATGACATTCAGCAATTTGTCTGGCGATGATAGGGCAGAGTTACAAGCCTTTATTGCTAAGATGGATGGTCAAGTGCATCGCATGAGATTAGAAGATTACGGCTACGTTCGTAGGGGGTCAGCTACGTCACCGCACAACGTATTAGTAGATGGTGCAGGTCAAACAGGTACGACACTTACATTAGATGGTGCCACACCTAACGTAACAGACTTCTTCAAGGCTGGTGATTACTTATCGTTTAACAATGAGTTGCACATGGTTACTGCCGATGCTGATAGCGATGCCAGCGGTGATATCTCAGTAGCTATTGCTCCACCCATTCGTAAAGGGACTAATGATAACGATGCGGTAAGAGTATTTAATCCGTTAGGCATTTTTATGATGACTAATACGCCACGATGGAGCACTGAGTCCACCTATATAAGCTCAATTACTATCGAGGCAATCGAGGACGTATTAGCATGAGTCGTGGTTTATCTACAGCGATTGTTAATGCTCTCAAGTCAGACGTTGTACGCCCTGTTACGTTCGCTAGGCTCGACTTTTCTAGTAGCACTTTGTATCTACACGACAGTATTGGCACGTTTACTTGGGGCGGTAATGACTGGCTAGGCGTAGGTGACTTTGGATCGGTATCTAGCATCGAGGAAGGTGCTGACATTGCACCCTACAACATTACGCTAACACTATCTGGTATCGACTCCACGATCTCTGATATTGGCACAGCGGGAACAGAAGATTACTTTTTACGTGACGTAGATATCTATCTTGGTTTGCTCGATGAAGACGAGGCTTTGATAGAAGATCCAAATAAGATTTGGTCTGGCTTTATGGATGTGATGACGCTTACTGCGGGGACGCAAGGCGATGACATTATCCAGCTAACTTGTGAGTCAGAAATGGCTAAGATCAATCGCTCTCGGAACCTCAAATACACGCACGCAGAACAGCAGCGTGTGAACTCTAATGATCTGTTCTTTGAGTATCTTCACGAGATTACGGGCGTCAAGATACTTTGGAAAGATAAGAATAGCGGCAACCTCGGTGTTGGTAACGGCGGCGGTGGCGGCGGCGGCGGAGGCGGTGGTGGCCGTACCAGAGACCCACGACACGATCCAGGCGACCTCCCCTAAGATATTTGCCGCGCTTAATCGCTGGCAAAAGGGAGAGTTTCAGTACGGTACGCGAGATTGCGTAGCTTTTACTGTCTTCATGATCCGAGAACTGCATGGCATCGACTACAGCCATGAGCTTGTCTACAACTCAGAAGAGCAAGCTAACGAGATCATAGATTCTCACAATGGGTTTATGAGTTTGATCGACAGGGTTCTTGGTGCTCCTGTTGACTATCCCACGGTTGGCCATCCCGTCATGTGTGATTTACCTCGTATCGGACTGCTGATGGGGGTAAAATTGGGGGAGTCAGTGGCCGTCGTCACTAAGCGCGGACTCACTAGAATTCCAGATAGTTATATCGTAAGGAGCTGGGAATGCCATCAGCAATAGCCGCTACAGTCACTTTCTTAAAGACGGTTGGCTTAGCTGTAGGCGGTTTGGGGCTTACTGCTGGTCAAGCTCTTGCTCTTGGTGCTGCTACTGTTGTGGCAGGTGCAGTAGCCGCGCAGAAGTTAATCTCAGAGTTATACAGCGTTCCTAATATAGATAGTGACCGTAGCCGACAAGCAACTGTAAGAGGCACTGTAGAGCCGCAGAAGCTCATTTATGGTGAGGCTTTAGTATCTGGCCCTATTAGCTTTGTCGGTGTGTCTGGCACTGATAATCGCGATCTCTACCACTCTATCGTCTTAGCTGGTCATCCATCGGACTCTATTTCAGATATCTATTTTGATGACGAGCGCATTCAGAGCGCACATATAAATGCGTCTGGTAACGTCACGACAGGCACGTTTGGCCCTAAAGATGGCACAACAATCTGTGTGATAAGAAAGCTGACAGGTAGCCAGACCACGGCAGATTCTGTGTTAGATGGCGCGTTCGCCACCATTAACTCTAGCGAGCACATAGGCACTAACCTCACTTACATCGTCACCAAATTTACTTTGACTGAAGATAGCCAAGAGACGTGGGATAAGTTCATGCCCAACGATATCAAGGCTTTGGTTAAGGGTAAGAAGGTATACGATCCACGTCAGGACAGCACTAGCACCTACTATGACGCTAATGTAGGCGTTTCTACTCAGCGGTCTAACGACTCAACGACGTGGGAGTGGTCAGAGAACCCAGTCTGGTGTCTAGTTGATTATCTTACGGATGATCGCTTTGGCATGGATATTGACTTGAATCGTATTGATTTGAGTAAAGCTGTAGATGCTGCGGACATTTGTGATGCAACAGTAAGCGTGCCTGGAGGATCAGAGAAGCGTTATACGTGTAATGGTGTTGTCTTTGGGACAACCACACATAAGGCGAATATCAACAAGATCCTTTCTTCAATGAACGGGATGCTGACCTATACCAATGGTCAGTATGTTATTAGAGCAGGAGCATTTGAGGCAGTTGGCACGGGCATGACGTTGACTGAAGATCACATGACTGGCCCTGTCAAGCTCAAAACATCGTTTGAGCGTAACGAACGATTTAACACCATCACAGGTACGTTCATTGACCCCACTAAGAACTACAAAGAGATGGAGTTCCCAAAGGTACAAATCACTAGCGCACTAATCCGTGACAACAGTGAGGAGCTGACGCGAGAGCTAAAGTTAGGCATGACTAACAGCCGATACATGGCACAGCGCATTGCTCACAAGCTCATACAGCTTAGTGACTTACAAAAGGTTTTAACCTTTCCAACTAACTTAGCTGGCGTCAATATATCTGTCGGTGACCGCGTAAACGTGACGCTATCTGAGTTTGGCTACACGAATAAGACGTTCGTATGTTTAGGCTGGACGTTCAGTGAGTCAGGTAGCGGAGGTGTCAATCTCACGCTGCGTGAAGATGATTCTTCATCCTATGCAGACTTAGCTGTATCTGGCTATTCCACGGTTACTCCTGCGGGTGGTATACAGCAAGGGTTCTTCGGTGTGCCTGATCCTAGTGGGCTAAGTGCTACAGCTCACGTCGAAAGCATTGAGCTAGATTGGACTAACCCAGCGAACATGACAGGCATCATTGCTATCGAGGTGTTCGCATCGCCTAACTCTAGCTGGTCTAGCGCGGTAAAGATTGGTGAAACAATTGGTACACAGTTTATCCACGACGAGTCGAACGGTGTTGATTCTATCGTCGAGGGCAATCAGCGTTACTACTGGGTGCGAGCGCGTCGATTCCCGTCAGGTGATGGAACAGATGCAGTATCCGATAGAAACCCAGACAGTGATACCAGTACCGTACAGGCGACAAAAGGAGCTTTGGGTGACTTAGCGAGCTTAGACACAGTAGGTGATGCACAGATAGACGATAATGCTGTTGGCTCAGATCAAATAGCTGATAATGCTGTTGGCAGTGATCAGATTGCTAATGACGCAGTAGGATCTGATCAGATTGCAGACGATGCTGTCACAGCAGATCAGATTGCAGATGGCGCGGTTGAACTTACTGCCTTCGCGTCTGGCATTCAGCCTGTGCAAGTTGTCAGCACATTGCCAGCGTCAGCAGCGCAAGGCGACATGGCTTTTCTCACCACAGATAACAAGTTGTATCGTTACAACGGTAGCTCTTGGACTGTCGCAGTAGATGGCGGAGACGTGAGCAGTGGCACACTGCCAGCGGCGTCGATAGTCGCTAACTCTATCACGGCAGGGCAAATTGCAACGGGCGCAATAAACACCGATGAGCTTGCCGCTAACGCCGTCACTGCGGCAAAGATACAGGCGTCCACTATTACCGTCGACAAGCTATCAGGTGACGTGTCTGAGCTTTTCCCTACGAGCTACAACGAACAACTGACGCTGACAAGCAGCAATCAGAATACAATCACGTTTACACTACCTGCACCTGAGCTTTCTATCAGCAAGCGCATCAAAGTCGATCTAGCTTTTAATTATGTTTTGACAAACACGTCAACGTCGGCACAAACGTATATCGTATTTTTTGCTTTGCAGATGAAAAGCAAGGGCGCAACGGGTGTGCAGGTTGGCGACACAAATGGCGTATACCACGTCAGTTATCCGCACCAATACAATCAGTTGGTATACATTGCTGGCAATCATTTAGCAGAGCTTGATACGAATGGCAGAGTAGGTAGAGACAGCAGTGGCTCGGGCTTAGGTTCAATCAGTGGCGTTTATTATGACGGATACCTCAATAGGACATATATTTTAGTCGGGCAGGTAACCGTTGTTTTTTCTACTGGCGACACATTGTTTTATAGCCCGACTGGATTTACGTCTACTGGCACGTTCTACGCTCCATCCGCAACCGATACTATTAGGCTAGATGTCGGGCCAAATACTACAATCAATCATCGACATGTAGTTTCTGAAACACTTGGCGCAACAACAACGGCCACGGATTTCAGAGGCTCAACGAGAATGACTACAAGTTATAGCAATACGACTATTAAGCTGAGTAATTGGAGCGGCACATTGGAGCTTATATCGTGATTGAGATTGGTTATACGACTACGGCGGGGATTGATACGGTATCGAGTACACACGACAGCCCTGCTGAAGCAAACACGGCTGTGGAGGCATTAAAAACGTCTTTAGCGTCTAGGGATGATATTGCGACACTGTTCATGCAAGTAGATAGTGGCGAGGGAATGCAGAAATACGGGTTCATTGATCCAGAGTAGTTGACAATTCATGCGGATATTGAGCCGTAAGTGGTGATATAATCAGGAGATACTAGGAGGATCTTCACATGGCAAACCCATTCATTTATGAGAATGCGCCGAATCAGAGTGGCTTAGTGATTGACATGGTTGAAGTCACTACTAATGACAGCACTGATAATGTCGGCAGCGGCAACATTGCAATCGGTCTTTATGTTGAAACTGGCGGCGATGTTGTGTTCTTGAACAAGGACGGCAACGAGCGCACTGTGACTGTTCCTGACTTCCACACACTGACTTGCTCAGTTAAGCGTGTGAAGTCTACAGGAACCACGGCAACTGGCATTCACGCATTGGTAGTGTAAGAAATGGCTACGATAACTCACAAACAGGGCGACACGCTTGAGTGGGTTATTTCGCTCACTGAGGGCGGCTCTGCCGTGGATATTTCCGATTGGAGTATCAGGGCGCAGATTCGCCAGAATGACACGCTTATTGCGACACTGACGACAACAGTCACTAACGCAAGCGGAGGCGTCTTCAATCTGACTGCAACAGCGACATCGACTGACAGTTGGGCTGCGGGCAATCACTCTTGCGACATCGAGTTCACCGATAACACGAACGATGTGTTTTCAACTGAGACGTTCACGGTGACTATCATCGAGGATATCTCGCATGATTAGTGTCACGTCGCCAACACGCACAGCGTATTCCATATCTATCGATCAGGGACAAGTGGCATCAGGCACGGTGTCGTTTTCGTCTCGTGCGATCAGTGTCGTGCCCCAAGGTGGAGAGACTGTTAGCCTGGTAGAAGCGAGAGCAGTTGACGGCGCGATACAGAATCAGCCAAAGGAGTCTAACTAATGCCTGTCAATATTGGCGTAAACATTCAGCGAAGCCCTAACCGTATTAACCAGCAGTTGCGAGAGGCTGGGGTAGAGGGCAAGTTTCCAAAGCTGCTCCTAGACTTCAAGGATCAGTATTACCTAGCCAGCGGCGGCAGTAAGACACTAGCTAACGCAGTGACTCATGCGCGCTCAGGTAACGCTGTGATGACAGACGGCTACGGCCCTGAGCTTGTTACCAATGGAGGCTTCACGTCAGATTCGGACTGGACTAAGGGTACGGGCTGGAGCATTAGAAACGGCCTCGCATACTGCGATGGCTCACAAACAGGCAGTAGTTTATTGGAGCAGTCATGGGACGCTGAGATAGGGGATGTTTACGTATTCAGCTTTCGGGTTGTTTCGAGAGATGCTGGCGGGGTTAGTGCGGCGGTACAAGGAGCTACACCAGAGGCTCCGTATGTCACAGCAACAGGTTATTACGAGCAAGTAGTACGAATAACAGACTCAACCACTGCGTTTTCTATTCGTGCTTCATCCTCGTTTATAGGCTCTATAGACAACGTATCAGTCCGCGAGATGCCTGTACTCAAGTGGGCTCCGCATAATCTGTTTACATACTCTGAAGAGTTTGACAATGCGGCTTGGAGTACATTGGGAATAAACCTCACCTCCGTAACAACTGACTTACCAACAGGTGCTTCAGGTACAGCTTATCGTGTTCAAGACACTGATCAAGGATTGCTGTGGCAGAGTCTGTCTTTGCCAGTGGGAAGTAAACATACCGTAGCTGTTTGGGCAAAACGCGGAGGTTCTGTAGATAACATTTTTGGTTTGCATATAGACGGTAATTTAGTTTCTTCTCAATTTACCGCTACATCTGAATGGCAATTGTTTGAGTTTGAAACAACCGTAGCAACAGGAGGTTCCAGATCTGCTGGCTTAATCGATTTCACTGGTCAAGTCTACGATATTATTATTTGGGGTATGTACCTCTACCGCTCAGACTTAGGCGGCATGGTAGACAACCCTGATCAGCCACCTTCAAGAGCCTCATACGTCCCTACAACGTCAGCGGCTAAGTACCTACCCCGTATAGGCCACCACGTCTACAACGGCTCTGCATGGGTAAATGAGGGGCTTCTGGCGGAGTCTGAGGCTAGGACTAATCTGGTAGTGCAGAGTCATGACTTTAATACTTCATGGAGCAAGGTAAACGCTTCGGTTACTTCTGATGATGCAGTAGGCCCTGATGGACTAGAGTCGGCTGATCTATTGGTAGCCAATACAACTAATTCTCAACATCGCCTAGATTTAATTCCAACATCTAGCGCTGGAACGCAAACCTTTAGTGTTTATCTAAAACCTAACGGATATTCTGATGCGTGGCTCCGTATTGGCACTAGCGGCTCAGGATTTAATTTAACTGATGGCAGTACGTTTATCACTACAGGCGGAATTACAACTACAGCCCAAGAAGTAGGCAATGGCTGGTATCGTTGCTCTGTTACTACTACTAACGCCTCTGCTAATGATACGGTGAGAATAAATGTTTTAGGCAGTAGCTCAGCAAACGACTTTGCAGGTGACGGCACTTCAGGCATCTACATTTATGGCGCACAGCTTGAGGCCGCATCCACACCCTCATCGCTAATTCCAACGTCTGGCTCTACAGTCACACGCGCCGCAGAAACCTTCACTATCCCATCAGCCAACCTACCTTGGCCTAATCCTAACTACATAGGTTCTGAGCTGGTTACTAATGGTACGTTTGATACGGATAGTGATTGGATTAAAGGCACTGGCTGGACGATTTCAGGCGGCAAAGCTAATTTAGATACTTCGGTAGCTGGGGCTGGGGTATTTACTCAAATTTATCAAAATGTCACGACGACGGCGGGCAAGGTTTATGCCGTAAGTGCGGATTTTGACACGCTCACAAATGTGACTGATTCTGAAATATTTTTCAGGGTTGAAGTTGGAG